GATCGAGGCCAAAAGATACTACATTGAGAACAAAGAGAAGATCTCCAAACGGGTTGCTGTTTGGCAGAGTGAGAATCGAGAGAAATTCCTCCGTGATAAAGACACTTGGAGAACCAAGAACAAAGAGAAGATTGCAAAACAGAAAAAAGAATATTACAAGAAGAACAGAGAGAGTATTAGGGCTCGTGCAGCGGAATACGAAAAACGCACCGCCGAAAAAACAAGAGACCGCAAAAGAAGATACAGGGAGGAGAATTTGGATTTATGCCGTCAAAGAGATAGAAGAGATGCCGCCATTCGGCGTACCAACCCAAGTTACAAGCTGCACAACAACATCTCCAGGCGAATTCGGGCGACAATAGGCGATGCCAAGGCTGGCCAAAGTGTTTTCGAGCATCTTCCATACACTCCACAGATACTCAAAGATCATATAGAATCACAATTTGAAGACTGGATGAAGTGGGAGAATTATGGAGTAATCTCCAAGGAGAGAAGAACTTGGCATATTGATCACATTTACCCCCACTCCATGCTAGCTTACGACAGTATGCAGCACCCCAACTTTCAGAAGTGCTGGGCGCTGGAGAACTTGCGCCCTTTATGTGCGCTTGAAAATGTTAAAAAAAGCAACAAGATTATCAAGAAAGGAAATAAGAAATGAGAACAGAAGAGAACATACGCAGGTTTCGTCTATCGGAGACGTTCCTAGAACCATATACATCCGCCGAAGTCCCCTGGGGCCCGCTAGGGTATGTGACATTTAAGCGCACATATGCTCGACGCCTAAATGAATTTGAGCCCAACGCAACAGGCACAGAAGAATGGTGGCAAACTTGTCGCCGTGTTATCGAAGGAATGTTTAACATTCAAAAGAAACATGTTGTTAGGCTTGGCCTTGAGTGGAATGATTCAAAAGCACAGCGAACAGCGAAAGATGCGTATGATAGACTTTTTAATCTCAAGTGGACACCACCTGGGCGCGGACTATGGATGACCGGCACAAAGTTTGCCGAAGAGCGAACAGGTGCAGCCCTGTTCAATTGCGGCTTTAGAACTACAGCCGATTTAGCCACAAAGGGTGGATACCTTTACGCTTGGATTATGGATGCCTTGATGCTAGGAGTTGGTGTCGGGTTTGATACACTTGGAGCTGGCACAGTCGTAATCAAGGAACCAATGTATACAGGCGATACACTTATTATTGAAGACTCGCGTGAAGGCTGGGTTAATTCTGTCCGTCAATTATTGGATGGGTTCTTGTTGGGCTCACAAGTGCCAAAGTTTGACTATTCCGCCATTAGAGCAAAAGGCGCTTTGATTTTGGGCTTTGGTGGAACTTCGAGTGGCCACGGTCCCTTAAAAGAACTCCATGAAGATCTAATTGGGCTTTTAACTCCCAATATAGGCGAACCTATTACGTCTGTGGATATCGTAGATATTGAAAATATGATAGGTCGTTGTGTAGTAGCTGGTAATGTTAGACGGTCTGCTGCCCTTGCTATTGGCTCCTACGACGACAAGCACTACTTGGAGATGAAAAATGATCAAGAAAAACTCTATCACCACCGATGGGGCTCAAATAACTCATTTAGTGCTGTTGAGGGAATGGACTACTCTTGGCATGCGAAACAAACTCAGACTAACGGTGAACCAGGCTATATCTGGCTAGAAAACGCTAGAGCATATGGTAGAATGAAAGATGCTCCAGATTATAAAGATAAAGAAGTGGTTGGGTTCAATCCATGCGTAGAGCAAAGTCTCCATAATGCTGAATTATGCTGCCTAACGGAGACATTCCCCGCAAAGCATGAAAACTACGATGATTATTTAAAGACGCTCAAGTGTGCATATATGTATGCAAAAACAATAACATTGACCAACACACATTGGCCAGAAACTAATGCAATGATGTTGAAGAACAGAAGAATTGGACTCTCACAATCGGGCATTATTCAAGCTTTTAATAAGTTCGGCAAACGCACAATGTTTCAGTGGTGCGATGATGCCTATAAGCGAATAAACGAACTTGATGAAGAATATTCAAATTGGCTCTGTGTCCCAAGGTCGATCAAAATGACTTCAATAAAGCCCAGTGGCACCGTCAGCCTCCTAAATGGCTCAACCCCAGGGATCCACTACCCAGAGAGTGAATATTATATTCGTCGTATCAGATTCTCACAAGATTCTGAAATGTTAAACAAACTAGAAGAAGCTGGATATACTATAGAGAAGGATGCCTATTCACCTAATACTATGTGTGTAGAGTTTCCTGTTCAGGAGCCCTTCTATTCAAAGAGCAAAAAAGATGTTTCAATGTGGGAACAACTTGAGACCGCTGCTCAATATCAATACTATTGGGCGGATAACGCAGTATCTGTGACAGTAACTTTCCAAGACAATGAAGCTGACTCTATTGAATCTGCTTTGGAGATGTACGAGACACGCCTAAAGGCAGTTTCTTTTTTGAAATACCAAGAGACAGGCTATGAACAAGCACCATATGAACCAATCACACAAGAGCAATACAACGAGATGATAAAAAAGATTACACCAATCACGAAGCTTGAGACCGAACAAGAGGGCGCTGGCGAAAAGTTCTGCACCAACGATTCGTGTGTATTGTGAGAGAAAGATGAATTTTAACCATCTCATAACAGAAGAATCGAACAAGAAAGTATGTCACTCACTTGGCCACAAAGAGTGCTATTACCAGCCTGTTGGCGATCCCAGAGCCATGATTGGCGACAATATTCACATTCAACTATCGTGCCGCAATTGTAGGCGCAGACAAGATATTTTTCTCACTGAGGAAGATTTTAAAACACACAAAAGGACATTAAGCAATGAAATCGGTAAACTTTAGCCCATTAAATCGTCACCTATTGATAGAGATGAATTCGGGTAAACAAAATGAGACACCAAGTGGTATCGTACTGCCATCGGATTACAAACCAGAAGAAGAGCAATATACGGTAGTAAAATTGATTGACTGGGCAGATGACGTAAAATTCAACACAGCTCTAAGCAGATCGTCCAACATTGTTGTAGACCGGAGCATGGTAGAAGAGATCACGTTCAATGGCTCTTCCTACCAGGTAGTTCTGGAAAATTATGTAATGGGTATCGTTGAGTGACTAGATAAGTATCGGATCTTGTCTCATTTTGTCTTTGTATTCAAATAATGAACTATTTACATCAGTAGCGTAATAAAAGGGGGACTTTTGTGAATGGATAAAGACTTTTATAATAGGGCATCGGCAGCTCAATTAGGATGGAACCCATCTTGGTTTGGTGAAAAACACTTTGATGACAAATTGGTGAGAGCAATTAAGAAGTGGCAACGTAGTCACCTTATTGGTGTTGACGGCTTGTGTGGTCCAGCAACATTTCGAAGAATGTGGACTGAGCGCCAATCAACAATAGACAGGCACAAACCAGAAGATCTTCAATATTCCAATTATATTGTTTACAACAATGACTTTGTTCCCATTCGATGGGATAAGGTTGTTTTGTGGTCTGAATGCGGAGGGATGAAGGCCAGAGACAACTCGTATTACGATTATACTGGTCGCCCTAGACGCAAAGTGAGATACTTCGTGAATCACTGGGATGTTTGTTTGTCTTCTCGCTCTTGTCACGGAGTTATGGGCAAAAAGGGTCTCTCTATTCACTTTATGATCGACAATGACGGCACAATATATCAAACGCTAGACATTCAACATGCTGCCTTTCATGCTGGAAGTTCGCGGACAAATAGAGCATCTATTGGAGTAGAGATATCAAATGCCTATTATCCGAAATATCAAGACTGGTATAAGAGAAATGGATTTGGCGAACGACCGATCATCGAGGGCGCAAGAGTCCACGGCAACGAACTAGAACCATTCACAGACTTTTATCCAATTCAAAAGGAAGCACTAAAGGCGTTATGGACAGCAGTTCATGAAGCGACAGGGGTGTCGTATGAAACCCCAGTGAACCAATTTGGTACATTCTCTAAAGGATATGAACAAGAGGTAGCTTATGGGTCATTTTCCGGCTTTGTAAGCCACTATCACATTAGCAAGCGCAAAATTGACTGTGCTGGTCTAGATATCCAATCTCTCTTGAAAGAGGCTGAACAAGAAGACCGCATTGAGCGCTCCACACGGGTATGTGAGAGTGATTAAGATATTCTTTCTATTGATGGCTTGTTCTATAGATCCTCCGGAGGACATAAAAGAAAAAGAGATACCTACCCCAGTAGAGTATATTTTAGAGGATAGCTCAACCCCTACGTTTCAGTTCCCGACAGCTAGAACGCCAAACAGAAAGGGAAAATGGTCAACACCTCCAGATATAATCATCTGTAAGGAGCTAATGTTCAACAGAGAGAGAGTTTTTGAATCGGTTAAGTTTTGGGAGTCTCTTGGTCACGTATTTGGAGAAATTTATGATATTCGCTGCGATTTCTTAGAGATGAAAGCTGGTGCAATATTCTTAGTTAATCCAGGAGCAGGATATGACTTTAAACACCTTTCGAACACGATAACTACGTATGCTGTTTTTAAAGATGGCCATAGGGAGATCGTGGCAGCACAAATTAATATGACGTTTAATGCCAAATCGACCAAGAGAATACTAGAGCACGAAATAGGACATGCTCTTGGATATCAACATATCTCTAGACGTGGCCACATAATGCACCCAAGGATAGAAATGGGAGGTAATGGTTCTGATGGATTGCGGGTAAATAGTGATATATGAAGAGATAGTCATTGGAAGTTCCTTGCGGGCAGTTATGTTTGCATTTATACACTCGATTCCCCTTGTGTTTACCGAAGCTGAACGTCCTTTCAGGTTTGATTATTTACCAGAAGACTTAGATCTATCTTGTATTGGAATCGAAAACACAAAGATAGAAGTAAAAACTCATGGCGTACCATTAATATTCGGGTCACAGAAGGCGATACTTTGGGAAAAGATGATATTCATAATGTCGATGCGGGGATTAGTTCCATTATCTGATCTGTGTTCATCAATGCGACATAGAGAAAATAAAATAATATGCTCAAATGAATATTCCAAAATAGCTGAAATACAGTTCGATAAGTGTTATTTTTTTGGTGACGCCGGTATTACACACATATTAGAGCAAAAAAAGGTTGCAGATGACAAAATAGTGTGTTATGATTATATAGCATTCAATCGTGGAGGCAAGCATGACATTGACTACATTGAAACAGAAGATGATTTTGTTAAACAAATATGGTTCTATCCTACCGATAGAATTGATGGCAATAGTAGCGTTAAAGATGTTTGTGCAGTGTCTGTGATGTCACGAGAAGATCCTTCGATTTTCGACTTTTCGGAAACAATGGCTAGATTCAAAGTAGTCAATGAGATGGAAAATAGGGGAATGCGGGGACTCTTTAACGGATATTGCCCCAAATATGGATCACCCAAGTACTACAAATTTAGAACTTCATACATCACCAGAATACTACGGAACAAAAATGAAAAGATTTGGATTGAGACAGAAAATATCAAAAGTCCTCGAATTACGGAAGAGGCTTTATACCCACTGCTATCAGAAGCTTGTTTGGCCTACGATATACTTTTAGAGAGGTAGACTATATGCATGTAGCCGGAATAGTCCCTGTGGCCAATTTAAAGAGTGACTTTCAGCTAGATACTCCAGAAATATTATTGCCAATAAACCCAGATTACACAGCAATCCAAAAAGCTGTATTTGAGTGCGCTATGGCTGGATGTAAGACTATCTGGATTGTCGCAAATGACGATCTCGCTCCAATTATTCGTAAACGAGTTGGTGAGTGGATATACGATCCTGTATACTTATATCGCCGACGAACAGATCGCGGCCACAGAGAATATCGTAGAGAGATACCCATTTATTATGTTCCGATACGTCCGAAAGATCGTGAGCGTAGAGATTCGTACAGTTGGTCTGCTCTATGTGGAATGCAGTCAGCCTATATGACGGCGTGGTCTATTTCTAAGTGGGTCATTCCAGAAAAGTTCTTTGTAGCCTTCCCGATGGCTATGTATAACATATATGATTTGCGACCCCATCGTCTAGAGATATGCGATAGTAAGCACAATTTCTTTCTGACATACAACGATATGACAATTAGAGATGGCTTGCCTTTGCCATTTACAATGTTTGGTACAGATTTTAAAAAATGTCGTAATGCAATAAACAAAAATACTACAAGAGAGTATTTACCCCCACTGCCAGGTGAGCACATGCCCAGCCGAAAGAGACCATTGGCAGATCGATGGTCTGCTCGTCACTTGAGCATCAAAGAAGTATTCGCAGAACTAGAGATAAAAAAAACATCACACAAGATGATCTTGGAGTGGTATTACGATATGTCGAATTGGTCGGAATATTGTAACTTCCTTGGCTCAGACAATAACATAGAAACACCAGAAAAGCTATTGACAAACCCACACAGACATGATAAAATGTGTATAGAAAAAGGGGAAGAATGAAACGTACTAAATCAACTATTAAATTTGTTGGCCTTCATGCTCACAGTGTCGCAGGGTCTATTTTCGACGCATTGGGATTACCAGACGAACATATGGACTCTGCATATGCCAACGGTATGGATGCATTAGCACTCACTGATCACGGGAATGCTAATGGTCTCTCTTATCAAGTGTTGCACGCAAAAAAGATGGCAGCAGAAGGTAGAGTATTCAAGCCCATTTTTGGCTGTGAGGCTTATTTTATTCCATCTATTGCCGACTGGAGAGAGGATTACGCGACAGCGATGGCTGACAAAAAGAAAGCCAAAGCTTTGAAAAAAGAAGCCAAGGGTGGCACATCAGAAGACGAAGGCTCCAGTAAAAAGAAGACTGATCCGCTACGCCGCCGTCGCCATCTAGTCCTACTAGCCCAGAACCAGAAGGGTTTAAATAACTTGTTTGCTTTGATTTCGGCAAGCCATGCTAAAGAGAACTTCTATCGTTATCCTAGGATGGATTACGATATGTTAGAGAAACACAATGAGGGCATAATTGCAGCAAGTGCTTGTTTAGGTGGAATTTACGCTGGAAGCTATTGGGAACACAGAGATGAGGGCACAGAAGCAGTCTTAGAGGCAATGAGGGAGTCAACTAGGAGGATGGTTGATATCTTCGGAGACAGGTGGTATCCAGAACTCCAATGGCACAATATCCCAGAACAACATGAATTAAATAAGTTTATTATTCAAATAGCTGAAGAGTTCAATCTTAAGTTAATTTCCACTGCCGATAGTCACTATCCGACGAAGGCCGCTTGGCGTGATCGTGAATTATATAAGCGCCTTGGTTGGCTAGGAAGAGGAAAGCCATCGTTCGCCGAAGACGACGACTTTCTTCCAAAAACTATTGAGGACACCAAATGCGAACTGTATCCCAAGAATGGTGATCAGATGTGGGAGAACTATAAGCGATTCTCTGAAATAAATAAAACAGAATATGATGATGAGGTTGTTAGGCAAAGCATTGAGGAAACATATGCGATAGCACATGAGCGTATAGAATCATTTATGCCAGATACGACTGTCAGACTACCAGATTTTGTTGTACCAGATGGCCTAACAGACACACAGGCAATAGTGAAGATAGCCGTAGAAGGACTGAAAAACAAAGGCTTGAACAATAAGCCAGAATATGTCGAGCGTCTAAAACATGAACTTGGTGTCATTAACGACAGGGGCTTCTCCAAATACTTCCTCACGATGGCGGCTATCATCGATGTAGCCAATAAGTCTATGCTAGTTGGGCCAGGAAGAGGGAGTGCAGTTGGTTCGTTGACTGCATATGTTCTTGGTATTACACAAGTTGACCCTATTGCCTATGACCTTCCGTTTGAGCGTTTTTTGCGCTCAGATGCAGTAGATTATCCGGACATTGATACTGACATATCTGACAGTATGCTGCTGAAAGAGAAGCTGGTTGAGATGTGGGGAGACGACTGCGTTGCTCCTATTTCCAACTGGAACACTCTGCAAGTAAAATCACTGGTTAAGGATATCAGTAAGCTGCACGGGGTGCCGTTCAATGAGGTGAATACCGTAACTAGCGCAATGGGACGCGAAGCTATGCCGGAGGCTAAAAGATTAAACAATATTGTGTCAGGAGTGCATACTCCGAATTGGGATGAGTTGCGGATGTTTTCTCCGTCATTAAAACAATTTTTAATGAAATACCCAGAAGTCGAAGAACAAGTAGGCTCACTTGTTGGCCAAAGAAGAAGCAATTCCAGACACGCAGGTGGCCTTTTGGTATCTGAGAACCTAAACAGCAACATGCCGCTTATCAACAGCGGCGGTGTTATACAGTCCCCTTGGTCAGAGGGCCAGAATGTCCGCCACTTGGAGCCATTAGGGTTTATTAAGTTTGATCTTCTTGGGCTATCTACACTAAGGATGATCGAGGGCTGCATCGAGCACATCTTAAAGCGCCACCACGGCACAAGCGAACCAACCTTTGCAGAGATAAAGAAATATTATGATGACACGCTCCATCCTGATGTCCTTGATTTAACCGACCAAAAAGTATACGAATATGTCTTCCGCAAGGGAAATTTCGCAGGTACATTCCAGTTTAGTAACGATGGTGCACAGGGTTTCTGTAAAGAAGTGGCACCAAAGACCATTGCAGAAATATCAGCAGTGACTAGCATTTTTAGACCTGGGCCATTGGCCGGTCGCGTAAATGACCAATATATTGCTGCCAAAGACGACCCAACCGACATTAAGTGGTATCATCCGATCTTTAGAGAGATCACAGAAGAAACATTTGGTCACATCATTTATCAAGAGCAGATTTCTGAAATAACTCACAGAATAGGTAAAGATATCTCTAGGGATGACGGAAACACTATTCGCAAACTGTTAACCAAAAAAGGCACAGGAAAAGAACACCTTCTGGTTAAATTCAGAGAGCAATTCATTGAGGGGGCTAACGATAATGGCATGACTATTGGCACAGCCGAAGAGATTTGGGACTTAATGGCTGGCTTTGCGAAATATGGGTTTTCAAAGAATCATGCAACGGCATACAGTATCATCTCTTATCAATGTGCTTGGCTGTGGACACATTTCCCCAGTGAATGGGCTGCAGCATTTCTTGATAAAGAACCAGAGAGTAGAAAAGAAAAAGCAATTAATATTGTCAAGAGTAGTGGATTTGAGCTTGCACCACTTGATATCAACAAATCAGGCCGAGTATGGGAAATAAGTGATGACAGTAAGACGCTCATTCAACCACTTACTTCAATTAAAGGTCTTGGTGATGCTGCCATTGTCCAAGTATTGGAAAATAGACCATTTACGACTGCCGAAGAGCTATTGTTCAAGGAAGGGGTAACATACAGTAAGTTGAACAAGAAGTGCCTTGATGCCTTGTGTCGCGGCGGCGCATTGGATGGATTAGTTGATGAAAGGTTCACAGGGCGTAAGCACTTTTGGTCAGCCTGTATCGTAGACAGACCAAAGACAGAGAAGCGCCTCAAGGACAACATAGGGCTCTACAAACCAGAGGGAGATTTTTCTGAGGAAGAAATAATACAGTTTAAGACAGATCTAACTGGAGTCTTTCCAATGAATCTTGTAATCAATGAACAGACGATTGAAAAACTGAAAGAACGACACGTCCCACCAATTTCTGAATTTGACCCAGAGCTACATTTGTGTTGGTTTATACCGAGAAAAGTAATTCCCAAGAAGACAAAGAAAGGAGAAGATTATTGGATAGTAGAGGTAATAGATTCTAACAACGAACTAACTAAAATAAGGTGTTGGGGAATTCGTAAAGGTAAAGATCGGATACATTTAAATAAACCTTATATGTCACGATTGAAGTACGATCCCAAGTGGGGCTTCTCCACATACGCTGTTGGAAAAACATTCAGACTATTGGGATAATAAATGAACATATTAAAAAGAGATTGTCCTCTCTTAAAAGACAATGAGCTTCGTGAGGATCTACCGGTCGTCATACGAGTTAACAAATTCACAGAGCAGTCAGCAAAAGACTTCTCGAAACAAATGAGAATCGCTCAAAACACTGGCCAACCACTAGTTCCGATTATTATCGATAGCTATGGTGGACAAGTTTACAGCTTAATGTCAATGATTTCAGATATCAAACACTCTAGGATACCAGTTGCAACAATAGTGCAAGGAAAAGCAATGTCTTGTGGCGCTATTCTGTTTAGCTTTGGGGCAGATGGTTATCGTTACATGGATCCAGATGCAACCTTAATGATTCACGATGTGTCATCTATGTCTTGGGGCAAAATAGAAGAAATAAAGGCATCAGCAGAAGAAACTGAGAGACTAAATCAAAAAATATATAACATGATGGCAGATAACTGCGGCAAACATAAAGACTATTTTTTGGACATTGTTCACGAGAGAGGCCATGCGGATTGGTTCCTAGAATTAGATGAAGCAAAGAAGCACAACTTAGCTACGCATGGACACATTCCGGAGCTATCGATCACGGTGAAAGTTGAGTTTGACTTCAAGTAGTCGATTAACTATTTACATTGGGAGGGTGAGATGTGTCTGTATCTAGCAAAATACGCTGGAAGCGTAACCTAAACAAATTGCGCTTCATTAACGAAGAAATAGAACTTATCAAGGAAGTGGTCGACGAATTCGGTCCAGAATTTCAAAAATACTACTTGGAGTATTGTGTTAAAAATAACATTGATATAAGTCCCCCAACAAAAGACGCCAAACTAGCCCCAGTGCCATCACCTTCCGAAGATCTTGAAACTGATCCACTTGAATATGCGCTAGTGAGACATGATGGCAGAGACTTTGAAAAAGACAGCGATTTACAGATGACCCAAGATGAAATAGAGATGCACAATGAGTTTTCTAAGCTATACAAGAAATTAGCCACCTTGTGTCATCCAGATACTTTGAATATTTACTTGACAAGTGAAGAGAGAGATGATAAAATAAGAATGTTCTTAGCAATCAACAAAGCACTGGACAAGCACCAATACTTCACACTATTGGAATATGCCGAGAAAAATAAGATACCTGTCCCCAAGAACCATGAGCAGCAAATTAGATGGATGAGCAGAGAGTTCAAGAAACTCTCGGAACAATCAGAGAATGAAAAAAGAACCTACAACTACCTTTTCTCAGAATGTGAGACAGAAGAACAAAAAGAAATATTAGTCAAACAGTTCGTAAAACAAATATTCAAAATTTAAACAAAAGCACTTGACTTCACTCTCCATATATGTTATATTATAAGAGTAAGCCAAAACTAGGAGGATTACATTGAGACACGACAAAGAGACCCTAAACCGATACATAAAAGAATACATCCGCTCACTTGCTGCTATTGAAGACGAAATGAGCGTCTATGTAGACCAAAAAAGAGACCTGCGGAACGAATTCAGCGACAACGGATGGCTAAACACCGACCAGCTACGCACAGCTGTTAAGGCATACAGGCTCTTCAAAGACAATTTCGATATAGATGATTTGGTGGACGCTTATCGCCTACTGAGACCAACAGGTGATGAATGATATTAGAATATGCTAAGGTGCGAGAAGACGCATATGATCCCGATAGAGCAAACCCATCTGACGCTGGCCTAGATGTTTTCTATTCGCCAACTCTCCCGAATGAGTTTATCAATATTCCACCTGGCCATTGTGCCATTATCCCAATAGGGTTGCGCTTTGGTATCCCACACGGCTATATGTTAGAAGTGAAGAACAGATCTAGTATTGCTGCCAAGCGAAACCTTTTGGTGGGGGCATGCGTTGTGGATAGCGGCTATGACGGAGAGGTGTTCATTAATCTCCACAACGTCGGTAAGGAGCAGCAAGTCATCTCTGGCGGCGATAAAATTGCTCAGATGGTCTTGATACCGGTTGTACATTTTAGATCAAGAGAAAGCAACACAGGCGAACTTTATAGGGAACCTATGACTATCAGTGCTCGCGGCTCAGGCGCACTAGGGAGTACCGATGGATGAAGTGATTCTTAAGTATGAATGTGATATTAAATTGTGGGAACTTGTTAAAGAATCTGAACTTGATTTTACATTTGAAACCCGGATGAATAACGAGAGAGTAATAGAGTTTCTACAAGCAGAACTCGGAGATTTAGAAAACAAACTGCGAGATAAGTTTGATGGAGAAGGTTTATGAATAAAGAAGTTTACAACTGTTTTGAGTAAAAAAGATCCAAGACTCAGGTATGGACAAGTGGGTTCAGAAAATAAAGGAGAAACAATGAATAAAGCAACACAACGAACGATGTTTAGTTCTGAGACAGGAGTATGGGCAACCCCGCAAGACTTCTATGACAAACTAAACTGGCGCTTCGGCCCATTTAACCTCGATCCCTGCTCCAGTGACGACAATGCAAAGTGCGCTAGACACTTCACAGAAGAAGACGATGGCTTATCGCAAGATTGGGCAGGTCATACAGTATTTGTAAATCCGCCATATGGCAGGGGAATTTCCGATTGGATTAAAAAGGGCTTTCAAGAGTCACAAAAACCTAATACAAAAGTTGTAATGCTTTTGCCTGCAAGAACGGACACAAAGTACTTCCACGAATACGTCATGCAAGCAGATGAAGTCTTTTTTGTCAAAGGCAGGTTAAAGTTTGGCGACAGCTCTAACAGCGCACCCTTTCCATCAATGATCGTGGTATTTACCAAGATCCCACCTTGGGGACCATCCCCATCATTTGGAGCAATAGAAAGATGAAGGCTTGTTCTAAATACACAACAAACCAAGGAGAACCGAGATGACTAGAGAAGAAAGAAGGGTGCGTAGAGCTGTGCTGTTAATGGGAGTAAAGCAAGGGCTTAGCTTCCGATTTGTCAACAATCTGCTCGCGGCAGTGGGATATGACAAAGTACCAGAGAGTTCATGGACTCAGATGACAAGCACTTATCTGCCGGCAATCGAGAGCGGTGCTTTCACTCTCGAAGAGATGATTAGCAATGCGAAGACTTGGACAGATATAAAGGATAAAAAATGAGCAGAGCCACTAAAGGAGAAGAAGTGACTAAATACAACGTAGAAGTCCGCCTTGAAGCCTACGGCTCCATGGCCGTAGAAGTAGAGGCCAAGACAGAAGAGGAGGCATCGGCCATTGCATTGGCTCGATTAGATGCCCAGCGAGAAGCAGGCAAATTCAAGTTTCCGACAGTCGATTGGGGAGACTTCGAAGAAGATCGCTGGTACAGCACGATGATCCCTGACTCTGGAGACTTCAGCGTATACGACACCGAAGTTTTCGAGAAGGAAGATGTGTTATAGTAAACAAATAGAAAAAGGAAAGAAGTAATGCCCAGAGGTACACCAAAACAACCAGTCGAGAGACTAATCACAATAACCGCCATTCACCATATGAAGAGCACATTACGAGAAGTCAATGACCTTTTAAAACAAGCCGGCTTCGGCCCGATGAATATTTCATCATATGAACAAGAACGTCTTCAATATGGTCCGTCTATTTTTGAAGATATTCATAAGTATACCTTGCGAGAACATATTTATAGGCCACGCCGCCGAAGCAATTTAAAGGACAGTTAATAATGAATAGAAAACAACGCCGTCAAATGGAGAGAGAAGTAGGCAAAGAAAACGCCGAAGATTTGACCCAGAAAATTTTCCAATTCAATAAGCTACCAGACGCATGTTCAGCGTGTCTAGCGCCATTTGACAAGAAAAGCAAAGAGATGGCACAAACTTGGAACGTTGTCGTACAGGATGAGGACACAGTGCGCGTCTATTGCCCCGATTGCTGGAGCAAAGCACAAGCAATAATTGAAGATTTTGTCAAAGAGAGAAACGATTAATGGTTGAAATCAAAAACGTCGAAATATTCGGACTCGAACGCTCAATGCGCAAAGCCGCATACAGTATGAAGATGGGCGATCCAGACCTTACAGACGTAGGTAATGCCGAGGACATCAAACGATCATCCAAACTCGGAAAGGTTAAGATAGGCAGCGGCCATGACACATTTCTCAAGGGCATTATCGTGCAGGGTGATATTTATGCCCCCCATTATTTCCTGCCCCAGTTACAACGCTACCACTGGTTCGAGATAGTGACATCGCAATCAAAAATGCACCGACTTGGTAGAGCGAACCTCGCCAATCAGTGCGACCCCCACACAGACCCTCGCATCATAGCCATCGTAGAAGAACTTCAGCAGCAGTTCCGAGATGATAAACACAGTTACGAGAATAGAATGAAACTCCTGGCATCCACTCCGCTAGGTTTCTCGATGTGGGCAGCATTCACAACAAACTATTTACAACTCAAGACAATGTATCACCAACGTCGCCGCCACAAACTAAAAGACGATTGGGGCAGTTTCTGTGACTGGTGTGAGTCATTGCCGATGTTTGAACAAATGATTTTGGGCAAGTCGCCCGATGGAGAGAGAATATGAAAAAAGATAACCAAATAGACGTATACAGCAACTTAGCCCCAACCACAGAGGAAGTTGCCAAAGAGTTCATAGAGGCCACGATTTATACACAGTCACTACCGACTACTCCGAACAATAAGAACGTCGATCATCCCCCTCACTATAATCAAGGCAACTACGAAGTTATAGACGTGATTGAGGACTGGGGGCTCGATTTCCATGCAGGTAATGTGGTAAAATATGTATCGCGTTATGCTCACAAAGGCGTTCCACTTCAAGATCTTGAAAAAGCTCAATGGTACCTGAATCGCCTTATTGATAATGTGAAGGCAAAATGACACCACGACTATCAAAACCAGCCTTACAAAAGATCCTCGCAGGACAAGTTAAGCAACAAACAACCTGCATTGTAAAGTTCTACTCCAATTCTTGCCCATATTGTAGAGAATTACAGCCAACATTCTCAGACATTTCTGAACAAAACACAGATGCATCGTTTTTTGCATTCAACGTCGATGATTATCCGAGAATTGAGGACATTCTGAATTTCAATGGAGTACCTACGATAGCAATGATCAAAGTAGGAACAAACAAGCCAAAGATAAGAATCATGTCGGACCCAAAAATCCCAGACAAGAAAACTTGGTACACCGCCAAGGACATACAAACATTCATAAACAAGGAGAATACATAATGTCAAAAAAAGTTTTATTAGAGTCAGCTATCCATCGACTACGCAGCGAATTATTGGAAAATGTCGCCGCTATGGATAATCTATTATCCCATCCTGTCAACAATGCTGTAGATGAGATCATTGAATGCGCTATGGATGCTGTCCAGGCCGAAGCGGCTATCCACACACTACAGCAATACTTTGGACATATAATAAGCCCGCCAGCCCCACAGCCAATTCCACAGCCACCACCAAAGCCCGCATCAAATAAGCCGCCATTGGTTGTGACACCTGAACGCTCACCAACATTGAGAAAAAGCTTAGAAAATGCCGAGAGAACAAAGAAAGGAAAAAAGAAAACTCCCAAGAGCAAAGAGAAAAGGGAAGAGTAAATGAAGCGTACACTTGCATATGACGACGTACTACTAGTTCCACAATTCTCAGACATACGGTCTCGCAACGAAATTGATACAACAATGTATATGGGAAAAGGCTTTACGCTCAATATTCCAATTATAGCTTCGCCAATGGATACAATATCAGGCGCCGCTATGGCAAAAGAGATGCAACGTCTGGGTGCCACCGCAGTAATCCACAGATATAACACCATCGACGAACAGGTGGCTATGATTGCTTCGGCCACACTAGGAAAAGAACCAGATGCTGCCGTCGGTGTAGCAGTCGGTGTCTCTGGGGACTTTATTGATCGAGCTGTCGCTGCAGTATATGCTGGTGCCACTTTCTTGTGTGTCGATGTTGCTCATGGCCATCACACGTTAGTAAAGGATGCAATTGAGTACTTGAGGGTTGCCCTTGACGACAATATTCATATTATGGCCGGCAATGTCGCCACCCTGGAAGCAGTCAATGACTTGGCTGATTGGGGAGCAGATAGTGCCCGATGTAACATAGGCGGCGGAAGCATCTGTAGTACGAGAATTCAAACTGGTCATGGTGTCGCAGGTTTCCAAACAATCCTTGATTGTGCTAAGACTGACCGCAATATTAAAATTATAGCTGATGGGGGAATACGAACCTCTGGCGATATAGTAAAAGCTTTAGCAGCAGGAGCCGATGCAGTAATGTGTGGTTCGCTTCTTTCCGGAACAACTGAAACACCAGGCGAGGCATTTGAAGACGAAGACGGAAACAAATGGAAGTCGTATCGAGGCATGGCATCAAAAGAGGCACAAGTAGAGTGGCGTGGACAGTATTCGTCTTTTGAGGGCATAGCCGCCAAGGTGCCATTTCGCGGCGCCATTGAAGATGTACTTCTTGATCTCAATAAGGGAATTCGCTCTGGCCTATCTTATTCTGGTGCTCGCTCCATTGAAGAGTTGCAAACAAAGGCTCAATTCATTGAACAGACAGCAAGTGGAGTCTATGAGAGTGCCACTCACATTACCAACAGGAAGTGGTGATGTCAGACGAGGAAAAAGACTTTGTTGAAGATTTTGAAGTAGTCATCAACTATGGCAATATGAAGAAGAGAATTATATTTTATGACAATGATCATAGGCATGCTAAGTTACTAATACGACTTAAACACGATGGCATAAAACAATCTGACTTTTTCAGAAGTGTGTTAACTGCCTACATAACCGGTGATGAACGAATCCACTCGCTAGTGGATGAACTGATCGCAACACAAGGCAAGGTCAGAAAAAGTAAATCTAAGCGTCTTCGTGATTCGGGCAAAGAAAAGATAAAAGACTTTGGCCTTAATGATGGTGAGATAGAAAATATTTTTGACCTCATAGCCAAGGAGCAACCAGAACTATGAAACTACCAAGGTGTTCAATAACTTGTGCAGAGGCAAGTACCCCGTGCACAAAAGATAAATGTAAACATTGGATAGATTACAAAAAAGAGCATAATTGTTCTTTGGTGTCTATTTATCTTAACGGGCAAATGACTTTACGTGATGTCGCAGAGCGATTAGGAATTTCTTTTTCTCGTGTGAAACAAATAGAAACCAAGGCATTACGTAAACTTAGGGAGATATGCTCCACCAATAGCCTTTTTTAAAGGTCTTTAAGTTTCTTAAGACTATTTAAGACATACCCATAACCACTAACTCAAGGAGAGAAAGAATCATGGCTCGAAAAAAACTATTAACAGAAGCGGAACTTAGACGCTTTATGACACTGGCTGACTTGGCCCCAACGACCAGGCTTGATGAATTGTACGGAGAACCAGAAGAAGACCTTGAGGATTTAGGGGACGAAAGCGAAGAGCTATCCCCAGAGGAAGTTGATATCGAACCTTCCGCTCCAGAACTAGACGTTGCTCCAGAGCTAGACGCCATAGAAGATGCTCCAGCAAATGAGCAATTGCCTCCTGAAGCAGTTGAAGCACTAGAGGGTGCTGTTGAGAGCATGATGGGTGCCGTCGCTGATGTACTATCCCCACTAGGTGTCCACATTAGCACAGAGCGTGATGAAGATGGACTAGAAGATGAATTTGGAGCTACTGATGACTTAGGTGCCGAAGCTCCTTTGGAAGAACCAATGGCTGAGCCAATGGAAGAACCAATGGCTGATATGGGCGAAGAAGATCCTCTTGCTGGCCTTGAAGATGAAGAAGAGATTGAAGAAGCTCATGCCGGTGCAAAAACTGCCCCACATAGAGCAGCTGCTTCAGTCGGCAGCCCACGAGTTGATCCAGATGCAGACAAGGATTACAACCATCCAGATATGGTAGCCTTGCGAAAGAAAAACCAACAATCTGATCGCCGTCAAGCTGTCACAAGTGAGTCAAAAATTGTAAACGAAGTGGCAAGGCGAGTAGCTAAAAAACTACAAACCAGTTCCAAAAGAGAAGCTCTTGCTGAAAAACTAGCACAGAGAGTTTTTGACCGACTTGCAAAGAAATAGGGTTGACTCTTCACCTACGATAAGATACAATAACCACTGAGTGATCGGTGGTTATTTGTTTGTATACTAAAAATACTAAAGGATTTTAAAATGATTAACAAGATAGTTCAGAAATTAGTAGGCTCGCCTACAGAACATCAGGCAGAAAAAGGGCAAGAGGAAATAGATATGAGACTAATAGGTCTCTTTTCTGATGTCAGTGAAGAAAAGATAGCTGAATTATCACATGCTCTCTTGTTTTTAAACGAGATGAACAAAGTCGCTCCACCTAAGAAAAGAAAGCACGTGGATTTCTACCTCTCAACGTATGGCGGCAGTGCAGATGATATGTTTGCTTTGTTTGATATTATGAAGATGATTGAATCAACAACTGAAGTACACACAGTAGGCGTTGGCAAAGTAATGTCAGCGGGTGTTCTGCTCTTGGCCGGCGGAACAAAGGGTAAGCGCAAGGTGGCAAAGAATTGCCGCATAATGATTCACAGCGTTATTGCCGGAAACCATGGCCCGCTGCACAATCTTGTAAATGAGATGGAAGCCATCCAACAACTACAAGATATGTATATCAACAGCTTGGTTGCGGAGACAAAGATGACTAAATCTCAACTTAAGAAAATGCTAGAACGCAAAGTCAACATCTACTTAACTGCAGAAGAGGCAATTGAACTCGGCATTGCCGACATAATTATGAGGTAACAAAATGGATATAAAAGAAATACTTGCGCTAATTGAGGAGGCAATGGATGCTGCTCCTGTGATTCAGGCTAAACAAATTCTAGAAGAAGAGAAGGTAAAATCCATAGAGGACATTTTAGGTAACCTAACAATCAATACTTCCCGATGGGGCGCAAAGGTCTCCAACGAAAGTGACAATACATTAGATCGACAAATTGTCGAACATTATGTTAAATCACTAGAATCAGATGGCACACCAGATGGTGTTTTCCAAGCATTACAGAATAACCTAATGCAAATTCAAAACTCCAGCCCAGATCGTCAAGAAGGCACGTGCCAACTATCTAAAACTGTCTCTACCATTCAATTGTTAAACACAATTTCAAGAGTATTCGCAGAGTTCGATGCCACCACCGCTGGGTTTATTATGGAAGGATTTCTGTCAGCTCTATTTGGAGGCTATCAAGTGAGAGCCACCGACACCGCTGGCATTCAAGACTTCATTATTCCAACTGGAAATGGTGAAGAGTTCTATTCCCTTAAATCTATCGCGAATGGAAAAAGTGTAGAAGGCGCCGGTGCTAACCTTGTACGAGGGTTGGCTGCCTCTGTTGGCGACAGGTATGAGGATTTAGATAGTGCCCATATGATATACTATGTTCTCTCTAAAGAAGGACAAGGCTCTTCAGTATCTCAAATAGAGGTATTCAAATTCACTCTAACAGCAGATGATGCACGAAAACTGGTACCCCATTTCGATGAGATTTGGCATATCTACACTAGAAGACACGACCAGGCAAGTAAGCCAAAAAGCATTGCAGACATAGCTGGCGACTTAGGGTTGCAAAAGAAGGTGAATGAGGGTGATAAATCAGTAGCTCATTATCTGCGAAACTCCTTTAAAATCAAATCATCGGAATATGCTACATCAGAAAATCTAATTGCGACTCTTGTAACTGACGACCAAAAGCTTCTACAAGTGGCAAATGAAAATCTAGAGGATATAAAGAGTCAACTGTTGGAAGTACAACAGCGATTTGATCAAGTACTATTAGATATGAATCATTTTTTATCAACCATGACCGCCACATCGGCAGAAAGATTCAAATCAGACACAAACATTTTCTCAGAAACGGTACAGAAAAATGTCCACGGCGACGAAAGTTGCACCCCACCAACAGATTTAGTTAAAGAAAACACTTGACATCTTTTCCGCAATGGGTTACAATAACAATACCTAACAAATAGAGGACTTAATGAGCAGAACTTATGATAATGGCAGTACACTACAAGAAAAGATTTTACGAGGCGTAGACACACTAGCAGACAATGTAGCTTCAACGCTAGGCCCAAGAGGACGCAATGTTCTCTTACAAGAGAAAGGTAAATCACCTTTCATTACAAAAGATGGCGTAACGGTCGCAGCCTTCGTACAGCTAGATGATCCAATAGAGAACGCTGGCGCAGAGATCATCCGCCAAGCAGCAGTCAATACCAATAACGATGCTGGCGATGGCACAACAACATCAACAGTATTAGCAAGAGCTATCCTGCGAGAATCACAGCGTTTTATAGCGTCTGGGGTGTCGCCAATAGAGCTACAGAGAGGCATTGAGACTGTCACAGGGGAGATAGCCAAAGTTCTTAAGGAAATGGCAACACCAGTGACAAGTGTAGAAGATATTGCGCACATAGCCACAATATCAGCCAACAATGATGAAACAATTGGAAAACTTATCTCTCTTGCGGTTGATCGTGTTGGCCAAGATGGCTCAATCACTATCGAAGAGTCTCGCTCACTAGAGACATCCCTAGATGTAACAGAGGGCTTCAAGTTTGAATCTGGCTATAGCGCCGGCGCATTTATAACCGACGAGCGCCGAGCAATCATGCACTACGAAGAGCCCCTGATTTTGGTGACAGATCACAAGGTATCGGCAGTAGAGCAAATATTGCCCATCTTAGAAATGGTTGCTCGTGAAGGGAGACCGCTTATCTTAGTGGCAGAAGATATCGAGGGTCAAGCCCTTGCCGCAATGATTATGAACGCTATGCGAGGCACACTAAAGATTGCCGCAATCAAGGCACCGTTTTACGGCCAAGAACGCCGCAATATGCTAAATGATTTGGCAATCTCAACATCTGCCACGTTTGTGACTCGCGAGAGTGGTCAGAAACTGACCGAAGTAACACTTGCAGACCTCGGAACAGCCAAGTTCATCGAGAGCACAAAATATATAACCACCATAGTCGGTGGCTCAAGCGACTACGAGGCCGTTGAGGGCAGAATAGAGACGTTAAAAAATATAATCAAGGGTACTGAGTCTATTCAAGAATGTGAACGAATACAGGAGCGTATAGTGCGATTATCATCAGGTGTCGCTGTCATCCGAGTAGGAGGCTCCACAGAAGTAGAGATGACCGAGAAGAAGCACCGAATTGAGGATGCACTAGAGGCAGTCAGATCTGCTCAAGAGGAAGGCATTGTTTCAGGCGGCGGCTCAGCTTTGCTGCGAGCGGCCAAACAAATATCGCTAGATGTTGATAATACTGTTCAAAATGTGGCAAAACAGATTGTTGTTGCAGCTTGCCGAGAACCAATTCGTCAAATGGCAATAAACGCTGGTGACTCACCAGACTTGATCATTGAACAAGTAGCAAATGCAGACCCCGATCAAGGCTGGGACTTCAGAAATTCGAAATTAACCAATATGATTGAAAGTGGGATCATAGACCCAGTGAAGGTAACCCGAACGGCTCTCCAAAACGCTGCTAGTTGTGCTGGCACCCTCATCACAACTAATTTTGGGATTATACAAACAGGACAAAGTTAAAATGAAATCAGGAGATTTGTGTCATATCCCACAAGGAGTGACTTTAAGAGAGGGTGTGAAGTATCCTTCGCTGATATTAACCACCGAAAAGCCAGAGATTGGTATCTTTTTGAAAGAAGATGATCGCTGGGCAGAAGTCGTTGTCAGGGGGCAGCGATGGTCGACACTAAAAAATAAAATATATCCAATGGAGGATGCAAATGCTAATCAAACTAACTGAAGTCCACTCAAACTTGGCCATAACAACTGGCAGAGAATACTCGCTACGAGAAATTCACATCAACCCAGAGCATGTTATTATGATTCGAGAGGAAGCGCATACTCGCCGATTGAATGAGGAACGTTTGATTCATGGCGACTTAGAGATCGGCCACATGTTCTCCAAGATAACAATTAACAGGGGCGCAACCCCAGCAGACATTATTGTTATCGGCAGTCCACAGATAATCGAAAACAAAATGAACCAAGTGTCCAGAACACTACTGAAGGGATAATGAAACAGAGGGTAAAAATTCAATATACTATTGATTTAGACGAGTTGCCACTTGAAGTCAACAATCTATTAAATAAATCGAATCATCGTCTTATAGATCAAGTAGAAAGTCTTGAGGCCGCTCACCGCAATGGTCTGGATTTTATAATGACAATGAAGACTGTTGAAGATATATCAGCAATCCGTGAACACCTAGCAGACATTGATTTTATCCTGTCGGATGTGTCGACACTAATCACCAACTATGTATCCTACAAGGTTCAGCAAGATAGCCAGCCTCCCCAGCAGCAATACCCCCAGAGCCAAAATAACGATGAAGAGTCCTCTTAGAAATACGTCACGATCACAAGCTCATTACTATATTGATCTAAATATTTCTTCTGTTGCCACTGTGCACTCATTTATGCTTTATACTGGGGACTTGGAACTAGGCATAGCGACTAGTGACAGAAAAGTAGTAGCCCATACAGATAAACAGGCGATATATGAATTTTGGACATTAATACAAGAATCTCCAGATAGAATAATAGGTCTGGCAGAAAACATATATCATAGCATGGAGGATGATTATTATTCTTTTATGCAGGAAAGTTGGCACACCCACGCAGATCCGCTATATAGGGCAGCATTGTTTTATGTCCTAAATCGGTGTTCATCGGAGGGTTTGGCATCTTGTGGTACACTAGAGCGTAGTGGATTTAACCCAATTGCAACTATGAGAGCTAGAAATTTCAAAAACGATAATATATCTTTCGTTAGAGACAGAGAGAGAACGCTAAGTGAAGTAGTAAAAAGTATAAGGCCAACAGATACACTATTATTCCCAGTGGGCGATTTCAAGTATGATTTTTTAACATCTGCTTCAGAATCTTTTGATGTATCAATATTGAATCATTCAGAGCTACTCGACATATTGTCTCAGTTGGGAAATAAATGGATAGTCGTCTACAACTACCACCCTGAAGTGTTGAAGCTATATAAAGACTTTAATGTTACTATGTTGGACAAATATGGACGAGTAACAGATAAAACAAATTGTAAGGAGATAATAATTGGAAACTACTGAATTACTCAAAGCATGCACATTGTTTGCAGTTGGTCAATTGTTAGGTTGGTTCCAAATTAATTCTCAATTTGTGTGGGAATGGTGGGCAGACAAGCCGCTACTGACAGTTTTCATATATTCGATACCTGCCAGTTTGTGTTTCTGGTACGGAATTGGGATAGCCTACAGAGCAACAGGAGAGGTCTGGGGCCCACGGCTCTTGATATACAGTATGTCTTATTTCACGTTCCCGATACTAACTTGGTATCTTTTAAATGAATCAATGTTTACAGCCAAAACAATGTTATGTATCTTTTTATCATTCTTGATAATGGCAATTCAATTGTTCTGGGAGTAAGTCAAAACTAAGACTATTTATGACACTGGAGTAACAATAAAATGGATATTAGTATTGGCAAATGGTTTAACTTTGTAGATGAGGCCCGACGAGAAAAGAAACAAAAGAAAGGTTCTCTCGTCACAGAACAACGCGAACTCAACGAAATTAGCCCACGAGCCGCCACAGAAGTTATGGATTGGTTTGATGGAGACTACAGCAAACTTTCATTTGACGAAATGTTCGACGGAAAACTCCGAAGAGTAATTTCTGTAGAATCGGAAGATGCCATAAAGCTTTATGAAATTGTAATGCTTCTCGTAGAGAAGGACTGGGAATTACCAGAGGATCCAGAATGGGCAGCGATAAGCAGGTTCCCCGTAAACACGGTTATGCAAAAGAAGCGTCGGCTAGGAACTGGGGAGGAATATGAGGAGCCAATTAAAGTAGCTGACTTACGTCTCACCAAGTCTCGCACTCTCACAATTCCCAAGGGCCCAAGAGCAGGCGAGACTATCACAAAGACAGATGAAACAACCATGTCTCGCGCCATTCTCAAGGACAAGGGTTTCCCGCAAGAGCTAAAAGACTGGTGGAACCAGAAGCAGACTTATTACACCAAAGAAAAGCAGTGGAAACAGATCGAGCAGATCTTCCTCAACCAAGGGACTTCAAAGCCAACAGGTATGAAGGTTATCCTCTCGCGACATCCTCTTGATGTTCTCCGCATGAGCGACATCAGCAACATCCGCTCGTGCCACAGCGAGGGCTCTGGGTACTTCCATTGTGCAGTAGCCGAGTCCAGAGGCCATGGCCCCGTAGCCTATCTTGTCAAGCCAGAAGAGCTTGAGAGACTAATGTCCGGTAAAGCATTGAGCCTAAGCTCCGAAAACACAGACGACAAACGCTTCAGGGCAACTATCGTTGATCGCCTGAGAAACGCCGAGAAGTTTTGGAAGAACTTCAAAAATACAAGAGATGGTGTCGGAGAGCACCAGCCATACAAACGCTTCTTTGATAGTAATGGCGCATTTCTTTGGGAGAAGTTTGCAAAGTTTTTCCAAGAGAGATACAGAGTAGAGTTTGCGCAACTGGACTTCTCAGCAGAAAAATGGTTCACTCTTCCCAACATTAAGGCGGCTCTACTCGCTGTGGTCACAGCCGGCGATTCCGCCCACATCTCCGCAGAAGGAGAGATGGTCGAGAACGGCTATGCACCTCCTGTCGCCCCATACGCCGACGACAGCGAATACGCAGAATACGAGAGAGCAAAGAAGATTTGGGATCAGAAGCAGGAAGCCCACACTTGGATGACCCAGTATTACAAAAAGTTCCCAAAGGTTGCGAAAGAACTTGACGTAAAGAATACAATTAAAAAGCACGACCGAGTTGACGCTATTATCGACGGGATTCAAAACAGTAGCAAAAGCGCGTTCAAATCATTACCCACAGGTGTGCGTAAACACTTGAATGACGAAGTGTTTATCAAGGCCGCCAAAGCTGCCGTAGTGGGCAAAGAATGGAAGCTTGGAATCAACTTTAGCGAACCAGTAGAACCCGAAGTTCCCGAGAGCAAAGCAGTCGAGAACATTTCTGATCTCGACGATCAGGAGATTTTCAGAGACAAGCAGAGAAGCATCGAGGGCATTGGCGCTCAGGCACGAGTAAGGCTCCGCAGGTTCGGAGACCACGAAATGGCCACCGAATTCGCTGTACCAGAGAGGCGCCTATATGGAACATCAGTGCCGGGCTTTCTTCAAGCAGTCACGAAATGGGCTTGGGGCGAACAAAAAGAAGAATTCGTCGACGCCGACGGTCGCTTGATGCTTCCAGAGATGGAAGATCTCTTCCGCACCGGCGGCTCGTATGAAGATACAAAAGATGGCACAATGCTCAACCACTTCTTCGCGGAAGGCGGAGAAGGGGAGTATTACCCAGACGTCAACGTCGAGGATCACGATCAAGAAGACGTACATCAAGCACTATTAGAAGAATGGAGCGAGAGGATTGAAGACATTGTGGAGAGCCACAATCAAGCGGCGGAATATTCCATCATATACGCAGAGGTCCACGACGGCCAAGAGTTCGGCGGTGGTGCAGAGGAGATTTATGTCTCGGCGACCGCTACCTGCACCTTTATCGTTCCACTCACTGGCGCAACAAACGTTGAAGATGCTGAAGACGGCTGGTATCTCGAATTGAACGGCGATGATACCTCAATGCCGAAGATTCCGAATACACACCGCACCGACTGGCAACAATTAAGCGACTTTCAGGATATTTTGGGTGCACCTTTCGCTGAGTACGAGGAGATGGAATGGGACGTGAGACGCGCTCATGGCAAGTGGTACTTGGCAGTTGTAGTTCATACAGTTTGCAGAGCATTAGATGATTGCACCAACCCTGACGATGTTGCGTACCTCGCAGAATACATCTCAAGAGAATGGGACGAAAATCATTCAGAGATCGAGGAGAGGATCCGCAGGAGTCTTGTCGAAAACGAATACATCACGCCATCACATTACGATAAAAAGGCGGAAGACGAAGAACACAAGAAATGGGCAAAAAGCCTCAAGAATTTCAGATACTATGAGGGTGAGGGAGAAATGAGTTTCTCTCTCCAGAATTATGCGAGAACAAAATCGTATCGTCCGACTAATGCGATGATGAAGATGGCAGATCGATGGCCTGCTCGTCAAAGAACTCCCCAAAGCACTGCCGAGGTAATCGAGGTAGATATTGTAGACGTTCTTGGCGGCCATCTCGCCTCCCAAGGCCTTCGCCGATACGTTGTTCACACCGGCGCTGCAAACCAGTCGCTAATGGTAGAGCTTCATCGACTTGAAGCAGAGGCAAACGCCTATGTTGCTCGACAAATGAACTTTGACTTTGGCGATCCTAAATACGACAAGCCAGCCGACTCGTTTGGTGTTGACTTGGCCAAAAGTGCCATTTTGAGCACTTGGCTCGTTCAGCCAACAGAGCTGACCGATAAACAAGCAACCAATCGGACTCATAATGGAGACCGTTTCCTCGGGTACGGAATGGAAGTTATCATCAAATCCGCCGATACAGAAGAAGAGGTCGAGGGCGCCTTCAAATTTGTTGAGTATCTCGACAAGAACATCGAGAGAATCCATATAGCTTTTGAGACAATTTACCAAGAGGCTCTAGAAGAATACAGAGAGAAAAAGAAGAAGGTAGAGGAAGCCAGAGGATCCCGAGAACGACACGACGGTTATCTCGCCACTATAGCGGGATATATTAGTCGGATGGCCGGTACCCCACCTCGACCAGAGTGGGAGAACGGAGAAGATCCGAGATTTAATTCGAGGCTCGCGACCATGCTTATGTTCTATACTTGGGATCAGGAAGCTTTCGAACATATGAATAAAATCGAGCGAGCAACATGGAACGATATGTTACAAGCCGCCACAGTCGAAGTTCCTTGGCTTTCGCTTCCGGGCGACGACAACAGGGCTCCTACAAACTTTGAGGGCAACGTAAAGAGTGCTTTAATAACTGCGGGTGCTGGCTACATCGCTCGAAATTACCGATGGGAAGGCCCAGCATACGGCCCACACTTTGATAGATGGATCGAGCCGCAAGGAAATCAGCCACAGGAAGATAATATAGGCGTTAACGATCAAGGCCAGACTCCCGTTGAAGCTGCAGCGCAGGCATACAGGAATGCAAATCCAGAAAGTGTCGAGGAACAGATAATGCGAATCGATAGAGCACTTAATGAAAGTGACAATTCTTATGATTTGAGAATTTATAGCGTAAGACTGCTGGTGTCTATTCGGCGAGATCTAGGTGGCGAAATGATGGATATTCAAACAGAGATTCGTGGCATCGAAGGTGTTACTACCGTCCGAACCGTTAGTACAAATAACTCCATCCACCGCCAAGATTCTGCCGAAATAGAAATCAAATTTGAGCTTGTTGGTACAGAAAGTCGAACACGCTATCTACGTAGAGTACTAATTCCTCAAATTATGAAAATAAGGGGCTTAAAGATACTTCAAAGAAAACCAGTATCTAGAATCAAAGAAGAAACAGAGAGAGGCAGTATAACCGAGTTCATGGATCCAAGTGACGTCACTACCTCAATGCCAACTCCCGCAAACTCATTAGAGGACATTTTGTCAGATTGGTCAGAAGGTGGGGTAATGGGGTATGACACAGCAATGGACACACGAGATATGCGATATCATGTTATGCTGGATGTTGACGAGATATGGAAATATTGCGATAAAGTCTATCGCGGCACAAAAAGCGATTTCGATGCCAAATATGAGACATTTATTGCACAAGGGGCCCCGACACCAGTGTTTATAGCATTGGGCCAAAATGGAAGAATAAAGATAACTGGCGGCGAAGAAATAGTCTGGTTTGCTAAAAAATCAGGCCTTCAGGAATTACCTGTCTTCTTTAGTTATCAAAAACAGATTTAAGCACATAGTTACTGTATGAAGAGTTTTGTGCGTTCATTGTTGTTTTTAACAATTGCGTTATTGGCCGGCTTTATTGTTGGCTCAGTCGCAATATTGGCAACGCCTATCTATACAAACATTCCAGCAGTAGAAACAATTCAAGATCCAGATAACATTTCAAGCAACATACCCAACTTACATCAACGAGTAATATCTATTTCCCGAAACAGTGCGGTTAGAGTATACTCTATGGCTCCTAGTCTTTTGAATGTTTCATCGTCTAGTGGGACATATTTGAAACTAGACGGGAAATACTATGTCCTAACTACTGCTCATGGTATACTGGGCGACTGCAACGCCGTATTGATTAGTGTCGGAGACAAAAGATATGAATGCAAGAGATATGCCGAGATTAATAGATTAGTAGATTATGCTATTATAGAAGTAGAGAAGATTCCAACAGTAGAGGCAGTAGAAATACCAACCTTTCTTCCACGGGGATCCAGATGGGCAGCGGTATATTCTATAATGAACAAAACATATTATACAGGGTATCCAAACAATTCGGGCCCAGTAACCCTAAGCGGAGAAGTAATAGGATACACTTCAGCCGATTTTCTTCTTTTGGACTCTTTTGCTTGGTCTGGATCATCAGGATCAGGAGTTTTCTCTGAGGACGGCAAATTCATTGGATACGTTCTGGCAATAGACATAGGAGAGACTCCATACGGAATAGACGTATTAGAGGACATGGTTATTGTTGTTCCGTCTTTTAAAATCAATTGGGCATATGTTGCCAACACTAGCAAATAGGATTTTGTAAACTATTTACAATAAATGGAGAAATTCTATGGCCAAGAAAGCAAAAGAATGTTATATTACAATTGATGAACAGATCGAGTCAATAGAAAGTAAAATTGGAGTTCTACAACAACACTTACGAGAGTTGAAGACTGCGATGAAAACTTCTTCATACAACAACGAGAGGTGCCATGACGAAGCTATGGCCGACAAGGCAGCATTTGAGGCAATACAAGAGTTATGTTTAGACGGATTGCTTGAAATAGAGCCCAAAGGAGAAGCCTAGTGCAGACAGAAGATGAGCTTAGTGGAGCCACTACGTTAACTGAACCGGAAGATTTGAAGCCTAAGCGACCCAGTAATAGAGCACCAGAAGGTATTAGAACCTTTACGGTCTGCCGCCAAAACGATGAGACTGGTGTTTCGGGCGAAGGTGTGATAATCGAAGGGGTAACATTTGCAACAGGCCACACAGTAATCCACTGGCTGACACCGCCACCTCGCGGCTCAATCGCGTTCTTTGATGCATTTGATGACTTCATAAAGATACATGTGAGATCACACCCCACAAATGGAACAATCATCACGTTCGAAGATGGTGAACAAACTATTTACGAAGCAAAGGAGAAAAGCAAAGATGAGTTATAAATTTTCAAAAGGCGACCGCAAAATGGGCGATATCACATTCGAGGATGATGCCAACACAAAAATAGACTTCGCACAAGATCAGATAGACTTAGTTGCAGGAGGTTCCACCATCTTGAGCGTAACAGCTTCGGCAGTCAAGATTAACGGAGCATATACCCTCCCAACAGCAGATGGCACATCAAATCAGACGATGCAGACCGATGGTAATGGTACTGTGACTTGGGCAACATCTGGCGGCGGTGGCGGTGGAAACGTTTCAAATACTGGCACCCCAGTTAATAACCAACTGGCAGTTTGGACAGACTCAACTACAATTGAAGGCGACAGTGCATTAACTTATGATGGCTCGACATTACAGCTGTCTTCATCGGCAGATAGAAATGCGTCATTCTATCTCAAGGATGGTGATTTTAAAATATATACCGATCCGTCCAGCGATCCACAAGCAGCATCAACGCCAACATTCTGGGTTGAGGGTGCATCAGATACAATAGTGTTCCGATATGATAACACATCGAATGCTCTAACTTTGGATGCCACTGCTGGAACACTGTTTGCTGGCACCGTACCACTGCTAGATATACGAACTGGTGTTAGAGATAGTGAGTCAACTAGTAACCCATTCGAGCGTTGTGTGAGTATTCAGCATCCGGCAGCCGACAGCGAGGCACACCTTCGTAGGGTGGGTTATATGATGCACATCGGTGGCCAAGGCTCGCAAGCTGAAAACAGAAAGAACGGCGGTATTATACTAGATAGTGAAAATGCCTATTCTAACGCTCCCGATTTACACATCGTTACACAGAACACCAAGCGGCTGACTGTAGACTATAATGGTGCAGTCGGAATTGGAACTACTTCACCGCTAGTACAACTTGATGTTCACCATGATCCCACCTCTCTTGCAAATGATACTGGCGGCGGCGAAGTTGTTACATTTGGAACCGGCACCACGGTAGCTGGCGCTCTCTATTATCTAGAGACCACCGGAGTGTGGACAAATACAGACGCATCGGCAGCAAGTTCGGGAGCAGACCAGATGTTGGCGATTGCACTGGGCACTGATCCGGCAGCTGACGGTATGCTCATACGAGGCTGGTTCGATGCTAACGCCAAATTGTCAAACTTTTCTGCTGGCAAGACAGTATATATGAGTGAAGCAGCAAACCAAATGGACACTACAGCACCATCAACATCGGGGGCAATTGTTCGTATTCTTGGGTACTGTTCTTCAGCATCCAAAGTTATTTACTTTAATCCGTCAAATAACTGGGTTGAACTGAGCTAATGCCAACACGCAAGATAGGAAAACGAGGAAAGAAAACACACGGAGATATACAGAATTTCTCTGGCCGTAATAAAGATGCTGTATCTAAAGTTGATGGCATCACCTTGGATACAACACCTGCTGCACCGCTCCCAGAGTGGGTGGCAGTAGGAAACGACGGCCAAGTTGCGTACAGTTATGATGCAATAACTTGGACAAGCTATAAATCACCAGCTAACACAACAAAAGAAAACTATCAAGTTGCCTACGGTGATGGAACTTGGGTAATAGCTCACGGAAACCCAAATTTAGAGGTGCTATATACAAGTGATCCATCCCAAGGGGCGAGCGGCTGGACACAAGTAAATCAAGGCCAGTTTAGTGGTTTTGAGCGTGGTATCGCTTACGGAAATGGAGTATGGATCTCTGTTGGCAATGACGCTACCACAATCCAGCGTTCGACAGATGGTGCCCAAACTTGGACAGCTATAAACGTTTGGTCTGGAGCAACTAATCGGCACTGGGACACAGTAGCTTCGGACGGAAACAACAACTGGATCTTGGGCGATGTTCACGAGGGCAAAATATATAAATCTTCTGATAATGGTTTAACTTGGTCAGAATCTTACGACACGGGAACTGGTACAAGAGAATACATGCGCGATGCAGTATACGGCGGAGGTATGTGGATCATAACGGATCGTACCCAGAAAGAAGCTTGGCGTTGTTCTGATTTGGCTAACGATACTTGGATAAATATCCCAAATAGCGCATTCAATAACGGTAGTTTTCTATATGGGGTGAGCTATAATGGCTCCCTGTGGATGATTGGTGCCCAAAAAGGCGTGATCTATACCAGCACCAATGGTTCATCTTGGACACAAAAAAACAACACAGCAGGCTCAAAGGGCATAGTTTCTATTGCTTGGAAAGGAGGAGTCTGGGTTGCGGTTAGCGCAACTGGGATATATACCTCAAGTAATGATGGAGCATCTTGGACGCTCCGTCTTAGCGGCAAATATCTTTATGTCGCCAATGCCGTAGAATTGCCACTTGCTTAAAATTACCCCAATACTTGATTCTTAACAATGGAGACTATTTAAATTATGAACGATTGGAACTCATACTTCTCAAGCCTCAAAGAAATAGAGGCATATCAGCGCAAAGTCCGCAAAGGCCATGTCGCAGACAGAGATACATATATCACAGGTGGCACGATAGACACTGACGCTGGCGGCTCTGGTTATAAAGAGAAGCCACCGCGTACTCGCTCTAAATCGGCACCACCTTTGGGCGAAGAAGTAGAACCAGAGAGTTTTGAAATAAAAGATACCCTACATCCAGAGTTTTGGCAAAACAAGACCCTTGCCCCAGAAGTCTCAGAAAGGCTCATTCATATAGTAAAAAACTTTATGGCTGATCTAGAACCAACCGATGAAATAGTAGATATCAGACTCACAGGATCTTTGGCCAACTACAATTGGTCAAAATATTCTGACATTGACCTCCACATCGTCATAGACTTCGCAAAAAATGAAAATGGTAGTGAAGTATTAAAACAGTTTTATGACAAGTCTAGGATGCTCTGGAACGACAAGCATCGCATTCTCATCAAGGGCTTCGAGGTAGAGATCTATGTAGAAGATGTAGGCCAAACTCATCATTCGTCTGGTGTTTACTCCGTGATGTCTGGTGAGTGGGTCGTGGAACCAGAAAGAATTGAAAGGAGTATAGACTTTGATACAGCGAAGAAGAAGTCGGATGATTATCTTGTGCAAATAGGACTGATTTCCCAAATGATACGCCAAGGTGATGGACAGGCAGCATCCCAAAGTATCAACAGAGTAAAAGACAAAATAAGCCAAATGAGAAATGCTGGCTTGGAGACACCTGAGCAAGAATTCTCACCAGAAAACATTGCCTTCAAGATCCTTCGCAGGGAAGGAGCCTTGAAACGCTTACGAGACTTAAAACACAAAGTCTATGACTCACTTATGTCACTAAAGGAGGAATAATGGAATTCCAAGTAATACGGGAAGCAGATAAAATATTTCCCGGCGAGTATCTCTTGCATGTCCCCAGAAACCAAATAGTTATGTGCGGAGCATATATAAATAGCTCTGGGACAATAAGGGCTCTCTCAAATGGTCAACTGATAGAGGACTCGATCAAAAACTTTAAAAAGATTGTCATTTCAAAACAAGGCCGCAGACAGAGTAGGGGGTCGCGTTGCAAGGGGTGTCAGAACTAAATGATCTATGAAGACTTATTAATTGGCCCGTTTGCAGAAAGCCGCAGAGCAATCAAAGCTATAGCTGAAAACTTTTACTTTAAGCATTTATTACTGGAGGCTATCGAAAAAGAGTCCACTTTGGCAAATGAGGCTAAGGCTGCCATCAGAGATGGAGATATTCTATTGGCAGAACAAAAGCAATCAGAAATACAAATATCTAAGGATATGCTTGAGATAACACTGGGAGTGCACACTTATATCCAAGGCGAACCAGAATCATGACCAACATATACATATATTGTTTGTTTGATCGAAAGGGGATCTTTCAGGGAGTATATTCATCATTAAAGGCCGCCCACCGCGATGCAATGAAATCAGCCAATAAATCACTTTCTCAAGTCTATATGCACACAAGTGATGGACTGCATCCGCCACTTTTAGTAACTTTACGCAATTTGCTTAAAGGACAATGTGAAGTCCAAATAGGCTACGGCGACCAACAAAGAGTAATTGCCAAAATTATCAAGACCCGATTAAAAGAATAACTTGACTCTCTCTACATTATATGTTAAACTGTAGAATACTTATTAAGTGGAGTTTAGAATAGGACAATTGATACGATGGGTGACCGACTATCGTTTATATGCAGCATATGGTGACAAATTGGTGCGCCGCGAACCTATATATAAATATGGGATCATAGTTGAGTTATTGCCTAGCGATCATCATTCAATAGTAATTTATTGCTTTAAAGAGAAGGGTCGATTATTGATAGATTCACATTATGAACATGTAGAAATAATAAGTGAGTAAGATTCAATGGCTAACATATACTGGAAAGGCGAAAAAGAAGATTTTAAGAAGGCCAAGCTTGCCTTAATGGGCGAGGTGGTTGAGATTTATGAAGGCAATTTTGACGTTTATTCAACTCGTGATGATAATGGCTCGTGCCTAGAGTTGGTAATAGAAACAGAATCCCCCAGTACACCACTGGAAAGACAAGAGCCAAGATTAGCAGAATGGAAAAAAGAATATTCTATATGGATGGGCTGGAGATTTCTTTTAATTATGGTTCCCGTTGGATATATTGGTGCAGTAATCAATCGAACAAGGAGAGAGGCTTCCTAGTGACAGTGTTGTCTAAGAACATAAAAGTTGGTGATCTGGTATGCTGCTATCGTCGAAACTCTCAAGGTATCGGGATAGCAATAGAAGTTATTGAAGATTTCACAGAAGCAACCAAAGTTGATGGTGAGCGCATGCTTCGGGAGATAAATAAAGTTCACGATTATTCTGCGAGATTTGTCTTGATGGACACCATTGTATATTCCTCATCCAAGCCAGACTTAGTAAGGAAATATTTCATATACAATCGAGGATTTAGAAAGAAGCTAAAAAATAGCTTTGTGTATGTCAAATGGTTGAAATTACCGTCTAACAATTCATACTCCAGTGCCCCAAGAGAAGATTGGCTACCGAGAGAATGGCTAAAGGCTGTCAAGTAGTGTATTTATTATGTGGGACTTATTCCAAAATTTAAAACTGGCGATCTGGTGCGATGTAACTACGATTACACCGATTTTTATATCTTTAGTCAATATTACGATGAGTCTACTCACTTTCATGGAATAATAGCAGGATACGATCCAAATCGCTCTTGGGGCTTCCCATACGAGTTTTTCTATATAGTGCTGTGCCTTGATGGAAAAACAAGATACTTTTTAGAATGGGAAATGGAACTAGTTTATAAAAAGGAGCAGAAAGATGTTGACACCGAAGAGTAGATGTGTTACAATAGATATATAAGGAAGGAAACAAACCTTCCAAGTTCTTTAACATTTTATGAAGAGTAGTTGTCGTAAGTCCATTGCCACCGTCGGGTCAGACACAGGTGGAACGGCAGATGTACTGGAAGTTCGGGAGCCAGTAAGCAAAGGGTTGATCGCCTTGTAAGTCTCTGGTAAGCCTGCGGGTTCGACTCCCGCTGCTCTTCACTTTTTGACGCGGATTGGAGAAGTTTGGTATCTCATCAGGCTCATAACCTAAAGATCGTGGGTTCAAGTCCCACATCCGCACCCACATTCATGTGTTCAGCGAATCTCAAAAAAGATCAGCAGCATGATACACAGGAGAAAACAAGTCCACTCCTATTGTAAGATAAAAGGGACATGCAGTTAGCCGTTCTGTTAGATCCAAAAACGGCACATTCACAACAACGGAGAGTAAATGATAGGGCAGATAGTGTACAGAATAGCGCAGTTTTTAAATGCGAGGGGAATATAATATGGCTACAATAGCGAAAAATAAACCAACGAGAAAGGAAACAATAAAATCATTTATAAAAGACATAAATGATATTATGTGGACAATATTCTTCTATGGAATGCTCCCCATCATAATCATTGCTGTTATCACTTATCCGTTGTATTTGGTCGAGCCAATACCGATTGCACATGAGAGCAAGCAAGCTACATTTTCACACAAAGGTGAATGTAATATACAAGCAACAGATGCTGAAACTTTTCGTGAACTAGCCGCTTGGTGCCAAGTAAAAGTGATCTCACGAAATGATTTAAACAACACAGCATCACCAAATTGGAAGATACCAGAAGTAGAATCGCCAGCTAGATAAATAATCATTCCATTTCACGTGTCCGACACAATCTTTCGAGGTGTGTCGGACTATTTATGTGACAACTGGGGCAACACAAAATGAAAAACAATGCAATCAACTTTATGACAATTTTTACCATGACTCTGGTGATAACGTTCTTATCGCACTTTTTGGTATCCTGTGCAGAGTCTGGCTTGTATCCGACAAAGGGCCATCACCCACAAGATGACACAGCCACAACAGATTTGGACTTAACTTACGACGACTATATCTCAAACGATATAGCATCAGTAGATACAGCATATTCCACAGAGATCGAGGACATTGAAGAAGAAGTAGAATTCTTTAATATTGCTCCTTTCGCAACACCATCAGCCGAAAGCTCACTATATGATCTTAGCGAATGGGCACTGATTGACAATAACAGAGCAATAGGCTGGTACAGTGATCCACAGTGGTTTGACTGGAACGAAACTTGGGTCCAATTGGAGTGGGAAGATAGATACAACATTCTATACTTGGAGATATTCTGGGACGATGACTTATTCCCATCAGAAATTGAGATACTGTATAGGGTTAATTTTAATGACTGGCACAAGTGGAACGAACTTGCAGATTATGAACCAGTATCCACAAACTATTCAAAGTTTCTGTTGGCGAAAGAAGATGTCACAAGCATAATAATAAGAATGCTAGGATCTTCAAATATGTTAAGTACTTACTCTATTAAAGAGATAGAAGTTACGGCACGTTAAATGTTTTTGGCCTTACTTCTTGCTTGTTCTGAATATGGACTAACAGATCAGTCTCCATCTGGTGTCATCGATACACCTGTCGAGCATTCATCTGACACCGCAGAACTAGTCGCCTACGTTGAAGATCCGGCAACAGAGCCAATATACCTAAACACCAGCACAGAGTTATATTCTTGGTCAGACAACTTGTCTCTAATCGGCACATTTACCGAAGATGGTCAAGCTGTTTCTGGTATGACCGATATAGCCATTGACTTCCACGGCAGAATGTACGGCATCACAGCCACAACACTATATCAAATTGATCCGCAAACAGCCGAGATAGAAAAGAAAACCAATTTGTCTAAAAAATACAACGGGCTAACTTGCTTGTTCGATGGCACTCTGATAGCAGCAGGGGACACACTTGACATTCTTGATGAAACAGCAGACTACGCCTTGACATTTTTCCCAGAAGGATTGCTCACTACCTCTGGGGATATAATTATGTTGCCAGATGGCTTGCTCTATTGGTCAGTCAAAGAGCCAAATCAGCCAGACAGAATTGCGGTTGTAGATCCTATTCATGGCTCTCTTGTGAGGATAAATAACGTAATGATTTCAGGTATTTATGGACTTGCGTACTCGGACGACAACCTCTATGGATTCACAAGCAACAAAGAGGTAATAGTAATTGACCAAGAGTCTGGTGAGATAAAAGAAACACATTCTTTATTAGCCCAGTGGTGGGGAGCAACAACAAATCCTATGCGCTGGCAGAAATAAAAGAAATAAACTTGACACTTCTCTCTTATTGTGTTATATTTATAGAGTAACTAACAAGGAGAGAACACAATGGGTGAACTGGTTTACTTAAATACATATCGTAATGATGATGAACTTGATGAACTAATGGACAGACACTTACAAGTACAGATAATAACAGAACTGAATCCACCAGGTATTGAACCATACCATGTTTCTACACTGGAGTCAAAATTGTCAGACTTTTTTGGATTGCGTTCCCTTATTGATAGTTTCGTAAACATCTCTAGGGGTGAAAGAGAAGATAACTATCATGACAAATTTTAACATTGGCGATTTGGTCGAAGTACTAGACGGCACACACCAACAAGAGTTACCTGATAACAGAACTGGCATCATCATACAGCAAAATGATGGACTATATGATATGCCAGAAGAAGGAGTGGGGATAAACGTCTGGTATGTTCACTTCACCAATGGCTGTATTTTGAAATTTCATGAGATGTTTTTAAGGAAGATAGTTGAATAAGTTTCAAGTAGGTGACTATGTGGTACGTGTATGGCTCTCTGATGAGCGTAGAGAGCGAAGAAAAACATATGACAGCAGTGCATTTGATTCTATTTTTATAATTGAGGAAATTGGCTCTGAGCACGATATGATGAAAGCCATTGATATAGAGTGGTGGCAAATCAGAGTACTTGCAACCAATACCACGCACTATAAAACCGTGAGGAAGAAAAAGACAATGGAACTGTCGCAACCAAAAGTGGGTGATCTGTGTCTTATTATAGACCCACGCCAAGGAATAGATGGTGCAGCGCAAATAACTAATGGTGAACCTATTAAGATCCATGGTGAATACAGCGATATATGTGTAGGAGATGTGTTGTTGGTATCTGGTACTAAAGAGACACAAACAGGTTGGCTACTTTATGTCATGAAGCACGGAAAAGAGCACATAATTCATAGCTTTTGGTGCAAGAAGGCAAAATAAAAAAGAAACTATATAGTACAACAATTAAGAGGAAATAAACATATGACAGGCAAAATATTCTTGGACGTAAGAAGTCCACAAGAATTTTTAGAAGAGAGTGTAAGTGAGAGCCTAAATATCCCACACGTGGTTATAATGGACAACCTTGAGCAATTGCCGAAAGACAAAGAGATATTAGTTTATTGTAGAACTGGTAAAAGAAGCCATTTGGTAGTCGAAATTCTCAAAAAACTAGACTACGACGCACTAAACATTTGCACTGTAGCAAATGCCAAAAGAATGCAACAAGGTGGGTAAAGAACTAACCGATCTTGTCCAAAAGATAAACGACGAAAATGAATCTGCCTTCGGCAATATAATTAATAACAATACGATCAACTAAAAACGACAACTAAGAAGAATCATCAAGGAAGAGAAATGATTTATTATGTAACTGAAGAAGATAGCTTAGACTATTGTGATAACCCAATGGTTGAATACTATCTTCATAGATTAGAAGATGAAGTTCAAATAACTGTAGCCCAATTCTGGGAGAAAGAGTTGGCAGTTGAAGTTATGAATTATCTAAACCTAGTTGGAGAAAATAAATGAACATATTACCGATAGAGTCAGCAGATTCAGAAGCACTGTTCTTGGAGCCTCGCAAGTTTTTTGATGCAGCCATCATGGGTGCATCCGATAGTTATAAATACGATCAGTGGGATAGGTATGGGCATATGAAAGTTGTTGTTTATAATTCCGCTATGTGTATTGAAGCCATAGAGGAGTGGCTTGATACAGATCACGAAGAAGCACTTGAATATTTCTGCTATAATACACTTGGTGCTTATGGTGGTTTGGGAACACCAATCTTCTTGTCAGAACCAGAAATAAGAAATATTGATATTCACGGAAGTAGAGAATGAGGCTACTTCATTTGTCTGATACTCATCGAAATCACGATCAACTGGTAATTCCCGACGGGATTGATCTTGTCATGCACTCTGGCGACGCAACCAACTATCGAGATCCATTTAAGAATGAAAAAGAGATGTGGGAGTTCCTTGAGTGGTACGGAAGCCTTGATATCCCAAACAAAGTATTTGTTTGCGGCAACCACGATAGTAGTGTAGAAGCAGGGCTAATAAAGAAATCGAACATCGAGAGTTTCGGTATAACTTATTTATTCAACGACGATGTGACTATCAATGGCTATAAGATTTGGGGATCACCACATACTCCAACTTTTAATGATTGGTCGTTTATGAAATCAAGAGCAAAGATTCACAAAGTCTGGGACACAATACCAGAAGACACAGACATTATATTGACACACGGTCCACCACTTGGTATGCTTGATATCACGAACAGAAGAGATAATCTACAAGAACAGTGCGGTGATTCTGCTTTATTGGGGGCAATAAAAAGAATTGAGCCAGCTATAGTTGCGTTCGGTCACATACATAATACAAAGCGAGTTTATAATGCCGGCACAAAACAAATTGCAGGAATGAGGACTATTTTCAGTAATGCATCATGCGTTAATGATGGAAAGTGGGGAGTAATCACCTCACACGGCAATGTCATAGAACTACCCGATAAATGAAAGTTGGCGACCTCATAAAATGTGACGGTCAAATTGGTATAATCACAGAGATAAGAAATTATGGCATTGATTGTGCCGAGGTTATTCTTTATGTTGCTGGGGGTGGGTATTATAACTTTTCGTGGAAACAAGCCGCGTTTTGTTTTGAGATAGTATCATCTTGTGGGGATAATACTATTTAATATAACAACCTTAATGAGAGAAGCAAATGAATATAACAGAACATCGCTTAAAACAGATAATTCGAGAAGAAGTGGATAGAAATATATTAATCAACGAGGAAATG